AGGTCGTCGATCAGTCGCTGCTCGGGCGCAGCAAAGGCGCGTTCCTGCAACAGTATTTCTACTGCATCAACCGCGAGTATGGCCAGTGGGAGCCGCTGCCGGGCGCGCTGCCGAAGGTTATGGAAGCTATCAAACCGGCAACCTACGTGCTGGAGCCGGGCGAATATAAGGACAAGCTACCGCCGCTTCATGTCGTCGAGATGCGCTGCGATATGGATATGGAGCCATACAACACGATGAAACGCGAGTTCGTTCTGGAGTTGGGCCAGACGATCACAGCCCCGACAGCGGCCGTTGTAACGCAAAAACTACAGCAACTCGCAGGCGGGTTTGTCTATGGCGAAGCCGGCGCAGAATGGCTGTCAGACCACAAGTTCGACATGCTCGACGACATCCTCGAAGAGAACCAGCACGACAACACCATCGTCGTCTACAATTACAAGGAAGAGCTAGCCGAACTGAAGCGCCGGTTCAATGTAGCTACAATAGACGAACCGAACGCCATCGACCGGTGGAATGAAGGCAAGATTCAGCTTCTGGCAATCCATCCCAAAAGCGCCGGACACGGACTGAATCTTCAGCTTGGGGGTAACAAGATCATCTTCCTGTCGCTGCCATGGTCGCTGGAGCTTTACGAGCAGACCATCGGCCGATTGCACCGCAGCGGCCAGACGCGCGACGTATGGTGTTACGTCATAATCTGTAACAAAACTATTGACGAGCGCATATTTGCCGCGCTACATGACAAACGAACATTGGCTGAGATCGCCTTGGAGGAACTGAAGTGAATTGGCCGGAACTCCAGAACGTGCTGACCAGCCTGACGGAACGGGAGGTATTAGACCTCTTGGAGGACGAGCGCCGTAACGCTCGGCGGTCCACCTTCATTATACGTCTGCATCAGCGTTTCACGACGTTGCGGATGTTGCGTGAACGGGCCGAATTGATGAGGGAAATAGATGACACCGCACGAACTTCTGAAACTGGCCGGGGACGTAATCGCCGAGCGCGGCGCTAACTACGGCGGTATTGAAGACAACTTTCAGTTGATCTCTGACCTTGCCAGCCTGCGCCTTGGCCGGGACTTCCATCCTTATGAGATCGCTATCATTCTGGCGTGCGTCAAGAACGCCCGCGCGTTTGCGTCGCCTGCCCATCTCGACAGCCACGTCGACGCGATGAACTATGAGATGTTTGCCGCGACGTTTGCGGAGGACTACATCGCGTCCAAGCAGGGCGTCGAGACTATCGAGTATCAGAAGAAGGCTGACCGGAAGGTAGCGCGGGCGTCAAAGCCGGCACGCGGCGCGAAACTTCCCGTAATCAGTGACAAACTGAGCGAGCTGACTTCCTTTCGGGAGTCGTCGGAGTTCGCGCGCGGCTGACGCCTGCTGTTCGGCGGAATAGTTTACGAGCGGAGGGCAACCCCCGCTCGTCGTCTGACAGGCCGCGCTAGAAACGGCCAGCATCAAGATCATCAATCGTTTCATCGACTGTCTTGGGTTTGGCAACTTCGGCCTGTCGCTTTCAATCAGTGGAACGGGAGCCGCCCGTGACATTCCAGTCCTTGGCGGCGATCAGACCGAGCGCGATCAAAGCGTCCTGAAGTTCGCCCCAGTTAATGGTCTTGGTCGTCCAGGCGTCCCAGAGCGTGCGCAGCAGCAAGAGAACGCCGGGAATCGTGGTCATCCAGTTAGTCAACATTTTTACACCTCATGTAGCCGGGATGGACTTCTTTACATACGACGGGCTTGACCGGCCGTCCGTTATTGGTAAACCCCGCGCCCTCGACCGAGCAGCCTGCCAGTAACGCTATCGCCCAGAGCGACAGCGAGAACACGGCGGACCAGACCAGAAAGCGCAGCGTTTCCTGTATCATGTTTACACTTGTATCGCGGAGAGAACCTTGCTAGAAGGTTCCCTATGTGGCAGACAATAGACATATTCCCTGATTACGAAGCGTCCAAAGATGGGCGCGTACGCTCCAAAAACCGCGAACGGCAATTTGGAAAACAAATTCGAACGGTGCCGTCGCAAGAAATACGGCCGTTTAACCATAGTGCCGGTTATCTCTGTGTAAAATTGGCTAAGGACAGAAAGAAAACAAATAAATACGTTCACCGGCTTATAGCGCGGGTTTTCATTCCAAACCCTAATGGTTTGCCGGAAGTAAACCACAAAGACGGCGATAGAAAAAACAATCATGTTGACAACCTTGAGTGGATTAACAGAAGGGAAAATTTAGCGCACGCGCGGTATGTTTTGAAACGCGGTACGGGAACCAGATCAGATAAAAGAGAACGGTTTACGCGAGTAACCGCTGAGACAGTTCGGCAAATAAGGACGTCAGACAAAACAGCCAAAGAACTCTCCCTTATCCATGGATGTTCCGTAAACTGCGTTCGCAGAATACGGAACAATGTGACGTGGAAAAATCAATCGTGAATTTCCACGTGGGGGCCATCCACGATTGATTTCCAATAGACGCCATACACAATTCGACCCGTGAGCCCCAGCGCCTTGGCCGCTGGCTTGAAGGCTTTCTCGACGATTGTTTTGTAGTCGGGCAGGTTCCATGACACCTTGCCACTTGGCATGGCGACAAAGTCGATGGCCTTGCCGCGCAGATGATAGCTGTTCATGGTGCGGCTCTTGCCGGTCTTGACCAGATAGCGCTGCCGTTCCTTGGTCCGCATACCTTCGGTGATCTCAAACGGGATCGGAGAGATCTCGCGGGCTTTCTTGGCCAGAGCGATCAGGTTCGGATCCACGCCGCGCATACGGGCGATGGATGTCGCGTTGAGTTTTGTCATCGGTCGACCTTTCTGGCCAGCATATCGCGGATCGTGTCCAGCTTGGCGAATACCTGGCTGAGCGTGTTGTTGAACTCGTCGCGGGTGACGTAGCGCCCGGCGACCAGCACCTCTATCTCGCCGACCTTTTCGGCCAGCTCCTTGTCGGCTTTCTGTAACTCTTTAACAGCCGTCCAGACAGTGTTGAGGATCCAGCCGCCCAGCGCGCCGATGACGGCCACAGCCACGTCAAAGAAGATCTGTGTTTCGCTGGTCATCACCGTGCCATCGCGTTCTGGTTTTGAGATCCTGCGGCAACCCCCGCGCCCACACCCATAGCGGGCAATGACCGCCGTGAACTTTCTTTTTTACCTAAAGACTCATTGATCAGGCGGCCTAACAATTCTCTATCTTTTATCAATAGGTTAGCCATTTCTACCTGCATACGCCGTGTTGCTACATTTGATATTCTGTCCACCATTGCTTTTGTAAACGTAACGGCGCGGGACATAACCCCCGGTATCTGTTCACCGGAAAGACCTTCTTGCGCGGCCAACTCGGTGGTAGTTCCGGTAGGCCGAACTTTTGCGAGTTCAGATACTTTTTCCAGTCTATCAATTTCTTGTAGTAGTGTATCCACGTCCGTTAATTGTTCTGGCGTAAATTTATCAAGCTGCGTAGCCACTTCTCTAATAGGGCGCGGCGCTGTTTTTTCAGCTTCTAAAAGCACAGACTGCGCGTCGGCAAGCCCACGAATATCGTTTATCGCTTCGTCGCCGATAGCTATTCTTAATGGCTTGGCGTGTTTGTCCAGAAACTTTACCGCCTTATCCGGCGCACCGCTCTTTATAAGCCCCAAGGCGCGATCAGTAACTTCTTTACGTAGAGCTTCGCGCGCATCAGGCCCAATTCGACGCAATAAAAAATCCATTTCTGGCGCGTTCTTAAGCGCTGCGTCAACAACAGCCGACGCATCGCTTTTTCCTATTTTTTTAGCTCTGTTAGTTAATTCGGTAAGACCAGTATTTATGCGAGCCGCTTCTTCACGCAACGGCTGTAGCGTTGTTTTCAGATCTACGCCCAACGCATCTAATGCGGGGTTCTGTAGAAAAGCATCGATTTTTGCTGGTTGAATAAACCCTGTCGAAGGATCCAGAGCCGCTTCACGGACTCTATTTACGATGCTGGCGTTAAGCGCATTTTGTGCCGCTTGGCTTCCCTGAAATGTAGTCACGAATTGCTGCGCATTTGTTTCATTTTTGAGGACCGCGTCTACAATATCGTCCGGCAACAATTTAGTAACGCCGCGCGCCGTGCGCTGGAGCATGTCTGCGGTGATCCCGGTTTTAAATCGAGGGGCGTACTCAACCCTATAAAGTTCATTTGCGCGCCGGTAGCCAGCTTTTATCTCGTCTGATATAGCGCCGGTCTGTTCTACCGCTGCGTTAAGACGTTGGGACATTTCTTTCAGCGCAGCGTAACGTGTGGCCGCGCCAGCGTCCGTAGCTTGCGCAGCCTGCGCCAAGTCAGCGTTTATGCCGCGACGAATAGCGTCGATCTGGCGCAACGTCGCCGTAGTAGGTGGCGGCGGTCCCGGTTCACCGTAATAACC